GAACCCGGCATACAGGAAAGCGAAAGAAGCAAGAAGGAAGGATGAGTACCAATGGCGGTTGAATAGGATCTATAAATGGATGAGGAAGAGTTATAGCTTACACAGGATGATTGATATTCAAAAGAAAATTATGAGAAGCAGTAAGAGTGAGGTGTTGGATTGGCTAAGAGGGATGGAGGAAGCGTATGCTCAAACAAAAGTTAGGTAGGGAATGGAGTGTTACAGATCTGGATCGGTTATTTAAGGAAGCAGCTACAACCCTGCATAGATTGCCTGCGGTGATCAGGAAGAAGCAATACAGCAATGCTTGGCCTGATTATGTCAATGGATGGAGCAGGCAAGCAGAGGCCAACGTAGGGGGTTGGGAAGCAGAGATTAGGATACAGCCAACTACAGAGGATATTACAAGATTAGAGTTTGCACTGGAAGTTGGATGGGAGATGGAGACAGAGGATAGGGTGATGATCTGGTATACGGTGCAGAGTTGTATTGGAAGAGAGAGAGGGCCAAGGTGGAAGTTTTTATCTAAGCGGTTTAGTTGTGATAGCAGAACAGTGAAGGCTAAATATGAGAAATCCCTCATCAAAGCATATTATCTTCTCAAAGGGATTAAAGTTTAAGCTTTTATTTTATTTTGTTGGTTTTTTAGTTTTTTTAAAAAGCTTTTTGTTTTCTTATAATCATATACTCCGCTTTTGTTTGTCCAAGTTGCATCTTGTACTTGATCTTCCCAATGAGTAATGATGTTTTTTAAAACTTCTGCTTCTTGTTTTGTGATTTTTACTGTATACATTTATGCAACTCTCCTTAATACTTGTATATTTAAACCATTAGTAACCATACCGCAATAGATATCGTTAGCGTATCTACGTTCTGCTGTGTAGTTATTGTTAGATATGTGGTAACTCCACCAGTCAAGAGCTTGATCGCTCTTGAGATGGAATTTACATTTAGAACCATGATCGGTTATTAGTACATCAATCATTCAGATCTCCTTGTTAGTTATTAAGAATCGTTATACCTATCTTATAGTTTAATTGACATAATGTGTCAATATATATGTTTAGCTTGATAGCCTGTATCAACAATATGTTGCCAATGTATCGAAAATGTTATAGATTCCTATAAAATAGAAAAATACTCTCTCTAATTGACAGAGGCTCTAAATCTTATCTCTAAATCCAAAACCAGAGCCTCTGTCTATGGTGCAAATACAGACATGAAAAAAGTTACTAAAACAGTTATGAATAAGATTGCTGATGAGCTTGCAATGGGTAAGAGCCTTGTTAAGATACTCAAGGAAAACCCTAGTTTACCAAGCTATCGAGGGATCACTAATGCAGTTGTAAAGAATGAAGAGCTGTTTGATATCTATGCGAAAGGTAGACGGTTACAAGCGGAGTTCTTTACTGACTCTATTATAGATCTTGCTACATCTCCATTGCCTTCTGATATGGATTCAAGGTTCTTGAATGCAGAGGTGCAGCGTAGAAGATTAGAGGTCGATTCGCTAAAGTGGAGCTTAGCCCGTATTCAGCCTTATGGTCTGAGAAACAAGAAGGAAGAGTCTGCGAACACTGGTGGGATTACATTGAGTTGGTCTAACGGTGAGGTAGAGGTTACAAAGAATGACTAAGCTAGATATACAGTTGGATTACACTGTGACTGTAGTGAAAGCTTTGAGGAAGGGTGAGCAACCAAGGGTGATCGTTAGTGCTGTAGTTAAGGGTAGTAATGATGACGCTGACGTTGTTGCTGAGGATATGTTGGATAGGTTAGAAGGGATTAGTTTTATACCGGAGAGCGTGCAGGTTCATTGATTATGTGTGTGTGATACACGTCTTGTCGATGCTCAGCTACGCGTGAGACCCCCAAGAAAGCTTAGAAATCTAGGGTTTCTGGTGGGGTGACGGGTAGTGTACCCGTAGCATAATGCTGGTTTCCTGTGGGTTTGCGAGTGGTTGGTGCCAATATGGTGCTGCTATTTTTTGAAATAACGACCCCCCACCACCCCCAAAAACACCCGGCTCACTGCTATAACGTATAACAGGGAAAAAGGAAACAGCCTTGTCCACACACATTGAAATACCATATACACCAAGACCTTTACAAGCAAAGCTACACCAGATGTTACCTAAATACCGATGGGCGGTACTAGTGATGCACAGAAGGTTTGGTAAAACAGTGATGATTATTAACCACTTACTTAGGGAGGCGGTCTTAAATCCAAGACCTAACCCAAGGTATGCGTATATAGCACCTACTTATAGACAGGCTAAGAGTGTTGCATTTGACTATTTAAAAGATTTTTCTAGGAAGATCCCTAATGTAAAGTTCCATGAGACGGAACTACGGATAGATCTACCTAATGGAGCAAGAATAAGTTTACTTGGTGCAGAAAATTATAATAACCTTAGAGGGTTATACCTTGACGGCTGCTGTATCGATGAAACAGCGGATATCCCGGAAGCGGTATTCCCTGAAGTAATACGACCTGCATTATCGGATAGGAACACAAAAGAGAAACCTACCTTCTGTTATTTTATAGGAACACCTAGAGGGCATAATGCGTTCTTTGATATCTTTGAACAGGCAGAGGGTAACAAGGATTGGCTTAGTGTTGTGTATAAAGCTTCTGAAACGGGTATAGTGGATCAGGAGGAGCTAGATGCTGCTCAGACTATGATGACCCAAGATCAGTACAATCAGGAGTTTGAGTGTAGCTGGGTGGCTAATGTACCCGGTTCTATCTATGGTAAAGAGTTAGAAGATGCAATGGAGGATGGCAGGATTACAAGAGTGCCTTACAATCCAACGCTTAAGGTTGATACCTATTGGGATCTGGGTATTGGCGATAGTACAGCTATTTGGTTTGCTCAGAATGATGGGCGTGCCATTAATGTGATTGATTATTATGAGAATAGGAATGAGGGGCTACCACATTATGTGGATGTCTTGCAGAGAAAAAAATATTTATACGGAGATCATGTAGCTCCACACGATATAGAGGTGCGTGAATTAGGCTCAGGAAAGTCGAGGAGAGAGGTTGCTTGGGATCTAGGGTTAAACTTTAGGGTAGCACCGAAGTTACCTATAGAGGATGGAATACACGCAGCACAGATGTTAATACCTCGATGTTTTTTTGATAAAGAGAAATGTAAGATGGGCTTAGATGCCTTGCGTCATTATCATAGAGCATACAACGAGAAAACAAGAAGCTTTAGAAATAGTCCTGTTCACGATTTTTCAAGTCATGCAAGCGATAGTTTTAGGTACATGGCTATAGGATTAAAAGAGAAACACAACTGGGGGCAACCGCTACAAAGGGTAGCATCCTCTAATTACAACCCATTTACCCATTCTGGAGAAAATATATGAGTTTTTTAAGTCCCAAGATGCCAACACCGCCACCACCACCTCCAGCTCCTCCGCCACCTGCTATTAGACCAGTAGAGCGAGCAGAGATAGATAAGGAAGAGAAAAGGTTAAAAAGAAGAAAAGGGGTACAGGCAACCATATTAACAGGTAGCTCAGGATTAATGAATGAGGCAGACAACACCTATAACCCAACATTGTTAGGATAGATTATGGGAGGATTAGCAAGAATATTTAGCGGCTCATCAACAATGAGACAAGCAGTAAGCCACATGCAGCCTAAAGCTCCAGTAGCTCCAAGAGAAGCAATAAGAAGTAGTAAAGATAGCCCGGAATATAGAAAGAAAAGAAGAGTATCTGGAGAAAAGGCAACCATTCTTACAGGGACACAAGGCTTAACCGCTACAGGGGAAAGTAACTCTGTTAAAACTTTATTAGGTGGATAGTATGGCAGATGATAAAAGAGCAGTAGCAATATTAAACCAGTTTAAAACTTTAGAAAATCAAAGAACAAACTGGGAGTCGCACTGGCAGGATCTTGCTGACTTTATATCTCCTAGAAAAGCAGACATTACTAAGAAGCGAACTGCCGGGGATAAACGATCTGAGTTAGTCTTTGATGGTACAGCTATTCATGCAGCAGAAATGTTAGCAGCTTCCCTACATGGTATGCTGACTAATCCTTCTAGTAATTGGTTTAGTTTACGTTTTAAAGATCGAGAACTAGATGGGGATGATGAGGCAAAGGAATGGCTAGAGGGTGTTACCGATGTCATGTACTCTGCATTTCACCGTTCTAACTTTGCAGAAGCAGTACACGAATTATACTCAGACCTAGTGGTATTTGGTACAGGTGTATTAATGATTGAAGAAGATGATGAAACCGACATTCGTTTTTCTTCAAGGCATATTGGAGAATGTTATTTAGCAGAAGATGCAAAGGGTAGAGTAGATACAGTATATAGAAAATTTAAGATGACCTGTGTTGCCATGCGAACTATGTTTGGCGAAGAAAATTTACCAACTCGTTTATTAAACAAAGCTAAGATGTCTCCCTACGAAGAGATAGAA